TTCCTACGATGGGGAGAAGCTACAGATCCTCGTCCATGATGAATCGGGCAAGTGGGAGAAGCCGGACAACATTCTCAATAACTGGAGGGTCACAAAAACGTGTCTCCGTCTCGGTTCGAAGATAGTCGGTAAATGTATGATGGGATCTACATCTAATGCATTAGATAAAGGTGGTAGTAATTTTAAAAAAATTTATAATGACTCAGATCTCACAAAGAAAAAACGAAATCGCAATGGGCAGACTGCTAGTGGATTATATGCTTTGTTCATACCTATGGAATGGAACTTCGAAGGATTCATTAACAAATTTGGTTTTCCTGTCTTCGACACTCCGGAAACTCCGGCTGAAGGAATTGACGGGGAACTTATCTACAACGGAGTTATCGATCATTGGGAGAATGAAGCAGATGGGCTCAAAGATAATGCCGATGCTTTAAATGAATATTATAGACAGTTTCCTAGAACTGAAAAACATGCATTCCGAGATGAAACAAAAGAATCAATATTTAATTTATCAAGAATATATGAACAGATAGATTTTAATGAAGAAATGGTTGCATCAGGATATGTAACAATAGGTTCTTTTCAATGGAAGAACGGTGTTAAAGATACTGAGGTACAATTTTATCCTAATCCTGAAGGAAGATTTAGAATATCTTGGATTCTTCCAACGGATATGCAAAATAATATAGAAATTAAAAATGGTATTAAATATCCAGGTAATAAAGCTTATGGTGCTTTTGGTTGTGATAGTTATGATATAAGCGGAACAACAGATGGTGGTGGTTCAAATGGATCACTACACGGATTAACAAGTTTTTCATTATCACCAGATGTTCCTAAGTCACAATTCTTTTTAGAATATATTGCAAGACCACAAACAGCTGAAATGTTTTTTGAAGATGTATTAATGGCAATAATATTTTACGGGATGCCAATACTTGCAGAAAATAATAAACCTAGATTATTATATCATTTAAAAAGAAGAGGATATAGAGGATTCTCTATGAACCGACCAGATAAAGTTAGAAATAAATTATCTGTAACAGAAAAAGAATTAGGTGGAATTCCTAATACATCAGAAGATATAAGGCAAGCGCATGCATCTGCTATAGAATCCTATATAGAAAACAATGTGGGTATAACGGATGAAGAACATGGCAGAATGTATTTTCAAAGAACACTTGAAGATTGGTCTAAGTTTAATATAAACAATAGAACAAAGTTTGATGCTTCAATAAGTAGTGGCTTAGCTATAATGGCTTGCCAAAGACATTTATATGCTCCAAGAGCAGAAAGACAAACAAGAAAGATAGATTTTGGATTTTCTAAATATAATAATTCAGGATTAAAAAGTAAAATATTATAATAATGGCAGAAGCTACAGGATATACAACTCAATTTCCCAGCCAATCGGTTGATGACGCTACAAAAAATAGCGAAAAATACGGAATGGAAGTGGCAAGAGGTATAAAAAATGAGTGGTTTAGAAAGAGTGCCGGTACAGGTAGGTTTCTTCAAAACCAACGAGAATTCCATAGACTAAAATTATATGCTAGAGGTGAACAGTCAACACAAAAATATAAAGATGAATTTTCTATAAATGGTGATTTATCTTATTTAAATCTTGATTGGAAACCTGTACCTATAATTCCAAAATTTGTTGATATAGTTGTAAACGGTATGCAAGACAGGTTGTTTACAATTAAAACATTTGCACAAGATCCATCATCTACAAAGAAAAGAACTGATTTTGTAGAAATGATGTTAGAAGATATGAATACACAAGACTTTATTAAAGAAGTTGATTCTAAATTAGGGTTAAATGTAGAAAATTTTTCTGAAATGCAAATACCTGAAAGTGATGAAGAATTAGAACTTCATATGCAAATAGGGTACAAACAATCTATTGAACTTGCTCATGAACAAGCTATTGATAATATTTTTAAAAGAAATAGTTACTACGAACTTAAAAAACGTTTAGATTATGACCAAACTGTTTTGGGTATATCTTGTGCTAAGCACACTTTTAATAATACTGATGGTATTAAACTCGAATACGTAGATCCAGCTAATTTAGTATATTCATATACAGAAGATCCAAATTTCCAAGATGTATATTATTTTGGCGAAATAAAACAAATAAAATCTAACGAACTTAAAAAACAATTTCCTGGTTTATCAGATGAAGAGTTTGAGGATTGTATAAAAAGATCTGGTAAAACTAATCAATACGATTATACTAATAATGATTCAAATGATTCTTATGATTCTAATACATTAACAGTATTATATTTTAACTGGAAATCTTGGGAACAAAGTGTTTTTAAAATAAAAGAAACATCTTCTGGTGCTAAAAAAGCAATTAAAAAAGATGATAAGTTTAATCCACCTAAAGATCAAAGAACAAGATTTGAAAGAGTAGCACAAGCAAGAGAAGTTATATATGAAGGTGTTATGGTTTTAGGCGCTAATAAACTTTTAAAATGGCAGAAAGCTGAGAACATGGTTAGACCTGATTCAAATGTTAATACAGTCATGATGAACTATGTTGTTAGTGCACCTAGATTTTATAAAGGAAAAATTGAAAGCTTAGTTAGTAGAATGGTTACATATGCTGACTTGATACAACTAACTCATTTAAAATTACAACAAGTAGTACAAAGAATGACCCCATCTGGTGTATTTGTAGATGCAGATGGATTATCTGAAATAGATTTAGGCAATGGTACAAATTATAATCCACAAGAAGCATTAAATTTATATTTTCAAACTGGATCTATTATAGGTCGCTCAATGACTGTAGATGGAGATATGAACCCCGGTAAAGTTCCTATTCAAGAATTACCTGGTGGGGGAGGACAACAATCTACACTTTTAATTCAAACATATAATTATTATTTAAATATGATAAGAGATGTTACCGGATTAAATGAAGCAAGAGATGGGTCAGATCCAGATCCTCACGCTTTAGTAGGGGTACAAAAACTAGCGGCTGCAAATTCTAATACAGCCACAAGACATATACTGCATAGCTCAATGTATATAACTAGCGAATTAGCAGAAGCAATATCTATAAGATTAAAAGATGTGCTTACTTATCATCCACAAAGAGATGTATTTGTTAAAAGTTTAGGTAGATTTACAGTGGGAGCATTAAAAGAATTAGAAAATGTGCATTTGCATGATTTTGGTGTATTTATTGAGTTAGACCCTGATGAAGAAGAAAAACAATTAGTTGAAAACAATATACAAATAGCTTTATCAAAAGATCAAATACATTTAGAAGACGTAATAGATATTAGATCAATAAAAAATATAAAGTTAGCTAATCAATTATTAAAGTACAGAAGAGCTAGAAAAGCTGCTGCAGATCAAATGAAAGCAGAAAGAAATATTGCTGCTCAATCGCAAGCTAATGCACAAGCAGCGCAAGCCGCTGAACTTGCAAAAGCTCAAGCTGAAAGTGTAAAAGTTGAATCAAGAATGAAGCTTCAGGAAGCACAGAAAAACTTTGATATACAAAAACTTGAAACAGAAGCTAGAACAAAAAAAGAGTTAATGCAGTTTGAGTTTGATTTAAACATGAAATTAAAACAAATGGAGTTAGATTCAAAAGAAAAAATGGAACTTAGTAAACCTGTACGAAGTGCAAAACCTTCTAAGCCATTTGAATCTAAAGGTAACGATGTTTTAGGTGGAATTGATCTTTCAAGATTTGAACCTAAATAAATTTTAAATTATTATATATTATTAAATTATGGAAAAGTGGAAAGTAAAAGGAATCGTCACAGACGAACCAAAATCTAAACAACAAACAGAACAAGCTGTTTTAGATAAAGCTGTAGAAAAAGGTGAAATTGAACCAGAAGCTGCAGGTAAAAAAGATAACGACGTTATAAAAGTAGATTTAGATAAATTAAAAAATAAAGAAAAAGATGCCGTTCAGAAGCAAAGCACAAATGAGGTACCTGTACGCGACGGATCCGAAACTAGCAAAGAAGTTCAAAAGGAAAACAAAGAAGAAGTTAAAGAGCCTGCCGGAGAAAATAAACAAGAAGAAAACGATAAAGGTAACAAGGAAGAACAGGGGGAAAAAGTAGATTCTCCTATTGAACTTATAAAAGAAGAAGAAAATAAACAGCCTAAAAAAGTTGAAAATAATCAACCTAAAGTTGATCAACAAGCGGCTGAGGTAAATAAAAAACCTGAACCAAAAGAGCCTGAAATAAATTTACCAGAAAATGTTGATAAACTAGTAAAGTTTATGGATGAAACAGGAGGTTCAATTGAAGATTATGTAGCTCTTAATAAAGATGTATCTGCTTTAAAAGATGGAGAACTATTAAGAGAATATTATACAAAATCTAAACCATGGGAACAATCTGAAATATCAGAATATATGGAAGATAATTTTTCATTTACTGATGAAGATGATCCTAAAGAAATACGTGCTAAAAAGCGCGCATATAAAGAAGAAATACATAAAGCTAAACAGTTTTTTACTGTTAACAGGGATAAATATTATGCTGACATCAAGTTGAATAAGCAAAACGAAATACCTGAACAATATCAAAATGCTTTAAAGTTTTATGAAGATTCACAAAGGAACGAAGAAATAAACAAAGAAATAACAAATAAATTTTTACAAAGAACAGAAAATGTTTTTGATAATGATTTTAAAGGATTTGATTTTCAAGTTGGAAATAATAAATATAGATATAAAGTCAACAATATTACAGAAACAAAAAATGCTCAATCTAATCTTGGAAATTTTGTAAATCAATTTTTAAATGATAAAGGAGATTTAGAAAATGCAAGTGGTTACCATAAAGCTTTATTTGCTGCAAGAAATGCAGATAAGATAGCTCAACATTTTTATGAGCAAGGCCGTGCCGATGCTTTACACCAAAATGCTAAAGAAGCTAAAAATATAAATATGGAACCAAGAAAAGAAGGATTTATTGAAACTAAATCCGGACAAAAATTTAGAGTTGTTTCAGGTAATTCTAGTTCAAAACTTAGAGTTAAACTTAAACAATAAAAATTTATAAAAAATGAGTCTTACAACTGGAATAGA